CCTCTTTGTTTAAATCCTGCTGGTAAATTAGATAATGTACCTGCATCTAATAATTGACGGAGAGCAGCCGTTGCGGTTCTGCTCAATCCGCCAATCATGTGAATCAATCCGAAGCCATAGAATCCTAGTCCTGGCAGAAATTTAAAATGGACAAAATATTGGATTTTACTTTTCTTTAGGTCGTCGGGATTGTAGTTACGTCTAATAGCTAGAACCTTTCTGCTACCTTCTTCGACGGTAACAATATAAGGGAGCTTAATACCTGTAGGTTCATTATTAGAGTCAACTTCTTCAAAACCTTCTAAGTCTAAATTAACATGACACTCTAACAAAGTATACACAGGTTCATTCTTACCTGTTTTCTTTGTACCATCTAGTTCACGTTCTTTTTTTGTTAAATCATCATTGTTAGTAACACTTGGTGGTCCTAACTCTACGTCACTATAAAAACCATTAACTTGTTGTTTTCTTAAATCATTCTCTGACATTTTTAACGAATGGATGATTGACTCCGCATCGTCTAATGAGGTAGCCGTGTACGGGACAATCAAATCCTCCGCAGGTATAAATTTACTAACCGCTCTTCCTAAAAGTTGATCGTAGTAAACTTTTTTAAAAGTTGATCCAGCTAGTGGTAAATGAAACAACATCTGATCAAACTCAGGTTCATACTCCTGCATTTGATCCATCAATAAATAATTCATGTAATCTTTTACACGATCTGATTGTTGTTCTGTTTGTGGTGTGACTACCCCTATGACATCTGTTCTTACAGGTCCTTCTGCAGGTAGTAATTCTTTGTAAGCTTGTGCTTGAAACTGTGTTACCGCTTCTGCAAGAACTGGGTGTGTGGCACCACTAGCTCCTTGAAACGGCTCTGTTCTATTTTCGTATTTGAATCCTAATAAATCTAAACCTTGTATATAAGATTGCTCCCAATCTTTTCTGGATGATTTATAATCCATATAATTATTAACCATGTCATTACCGATTGGATCTAAAATATCGTCAGGTAAAATATCTGCTAAGTTATCAAAATGATTTTCTGTGCCTGGAACATTAACTGCTCCTGGTTCAAAGTTTAATGTAACACCACCATCTTCTTCTGGTGTTACTTCTACGGGACCTTGTTGTTCTGTAACTTCTTCCTCAACTACTTCTTCAGCTGGTAACTCTACTTCTGTTCGAACTTCGTTTGGAAGCGACTTGTCTATTTCTGCCATTTAATTTCTCCAGTTGGATCGTTTTAACTTGTTTTAACGGAACATTCAACCCCTGTGGGTTAGGTCCTCGTAATGGGGGTATTGTGGTTGTGAGCTTTTTTACCATTAATAATATATTCGTTGTTTCTGTTCTTTGATCTCATCCACGTAATCTTCTGGATGATCTATCATTCCACCTTGTCTAAATCTCATGATGGCTTGCGTGGTGGAATCAACCAAGTCGTCATGGTCACCAAAAGGGAAAGCGGCGCATTCTTCGATCACCTCTTCTGCAAACTTTTGGTTAGGAGCCCATATCATACCAGATTCAAACAGGGGTGCAACAGCATTTACACGGGCATGCTTGTCGTTTCCTTTTGACGGGGTAAAGTTCATAACGGGTATATCCATTTTTCTTAACTCGTATGTGAGTGGTAATCCTGATGCTTTTGCCTCAATGATAACTGTTTCAGGATTCCAGTATCTATATTGCTCTAGTGCCATACGTCTAAGCTCTGGAAACTCATACCTACCTTTTATAGCATCAAGTAAAATTAGATTGGCACCACTATCCTCTGTTGGATAGAATACACCCCATGTAGTGATAGCAGAGTAATCTGCAGTTTCTTTTTTTAAAAACGCTGTATCGTAAGATTGTATGACATGGTGTATTTGTGGGATGTCATCCTCTTCGTAAGTTCGCCACCACTCTCGTTTTAATATTGCACCTTCTTCACTAGTTGGTTGTTGCATCCACTGTGCGTTCCATTTAGTAACGGGCAAAGCTGCTTTAACTTTCTCAAGTTCATCCATCTTCCAATACTCTGGCCACACTGGTCCGTTATCCATGATTGCTGGAAACTCAACCACGTGCCACTTGTCAGCCTTAACTTCTTTTTGTGAAGCAACTAATGCACCTGTTAAATCTTTCGTGCTCCATCTTGTCATTACCAAAATAATTTTACCACCTGGTTGTAAACGCTGACGTGGACCTGACGTGTACCATTCGTAAGCTCTCTCTAAAGATGCTTTTGATAATGCATCTTGTTCAGAATGTGGATCATCAATGATCAAGAGATCTGCACCACGGCCCGTGATCGCACCGCCAACACCCGCTGCATAATATTCACCACCATCGGATGTTTCCCAACGTCCTGCAGCTTTTGAATCTTCTTGTAACTGTGTTTTAAAAATTTTTCTATAATCGTCGCTATCAATTAAATTTTTTGCCTTACGACCAAACCTTATTGCTAGTTCTGCTGTGTGGGTTGCTTGAATGATCTTGAGTTTTGAATCACGGCCCACCATCCATGCTGGCAAAAGATAGGATGCAAATTCTGATTTGGTATGTCTAGGAGGCATATTAATGATCAGACGATTTATTTCACCCGTCGCCAATTTATTAAACTTATCTGCAATGTGCCTGTGGTGGGACCCCTCTACAAAATCTGGCCACACACATTTGACAAAAGATAGGAAATCATTTTTAGCCTTATTCTGTATCTTTTTTTCTGCATGTAACACTTGAAGTTGTTTGAAGGTCTTTCGCACATCTGCAGGTAATTTATTTATATCTACCTGATTCAAGTCCATGGTACCTAAAACGTTTTTTACAGGGTATGTATGTATAAATCAAGCATATATATACATATATTAGGATCCCTATCCACGTAAAAGGGGGTATGGGGTCTTCGACACTTTGATTTTTGGGCGCGGTTTAGGATCCATAAACAATAAAAAAACAAACGGAAAAAACCGCGCATAAAAAAACACGGCCCATGAAACATGGGCCGTGTTGGTTAACTAACTAAAGAGACTTAAAGATTTTCTAAATAACTAAAATACCGCCAAATAGAAAAGATACCTACAAAAGTTATTGAAGGACCAATCCACATTGGAAGGCCCATTGAATAAGACGTGATTGAAATAATCACACCTAAGACACTTAGAGCAAAGCCACATAAAAGGGCCATTAATAATAAAACCTTAACCATTTAAAACCCTATCATTAAAGTTAAATTCTAACTGTTTCGGCTCTTGTTCATTTAGGGATAATTTAACAGTTCTATTACTAATATATTCAACATTATCCCCTATTTTTATATTTTCCCATTGCGCTATATATTTAGAAATTTGCTTATGCAAATAAGTCAAATTTGCTTCTGGTTTATTTTTTCTATTTTCATAATAGTTCATATAATCTTCAACCATATTCAATAGATCAACACCAGATTTATAACCCAATTCTATACCTTTAATATAGATTGTTCTTTTTTCTTTTGTCATTATTTCCTCGCTTTCTTTTTTTATATTTTTTTAAAATATAACTTGATTTGTAAATTATTTAAAAATATTAATAAAGGATAAAATAGGATAAAATAAAAATAAAAAAAGGACAATAAATATGAAAACAATAAAGGGAAATTATTACGATCCATTTATTAAAACATTAAAAGACAATACTAATAATAATTATCATACTGAAAATGCTAGTTTAATAGTTGCTAATTTTGGCAACGAAACTGATAAATCAGTTATGAAAAAAGTATTGGAAAACCACAATAAGGAAGGTCATTTGTCTTATTTTGTCTATAATACTGAATATTATTTAGTCCAAAGTGTTTTATATAAATTGGAATTTGATAACCCAAAACTAGCCAAACGAATTCATTTGGCTATTTAAAAAGGTCCTTGAGCCGTGGCCATTGGTTCACGGCTCAATGATGGGCAACGGCTGATTGCCTTTAAGGGTGGATGTTTTAAAGTCAAAAAACGAGTTCCTATATAGCCCATCAGCCACGCTAGAAATTTTTATTTTTTATTTTATTTTTCAAGGCACAAGCTAGAATTTTCATTTAAAAACGCTCAAGCGATCAAGTTCCATGAACAACGGACAAGCGATCTCAAAAAGTTTTGCGCGGGTCATGGATCACGGCGCGGGGC